CAGTTATACTATTTTTAATACTTTATAAAATTAGGTAATATGAAAAAATTACGTGAATACGGCATACTACCTGCCATCGGTTTTTTATTGGGAACTTTAGGGCAAATTGGTTTTTGGCGTTACAAAGTTGATCTGATTCTTGAAGGGTTTAAATACCTTCCATTTGTAACTGCTCCATTGTTTGCATTCCTTGCTGCATGGTTAATGGTAGGTAAGGTTTCGTTTAAGTATTGGTCTGAAAAAGACAATGATGGCAATAAGGCATACAATGTGTTTTTAGCAGTTGGATTGCTTATGCTGATACTTGGATTAGGTATAGCGTTTGAAGCGGTTTCTGAGGCATGATTTTAATCCTATATACTATTTTGAACGTAGTGTTGGCGAAAATAGATGCGTATAAGATTAAGCACAACAAGCGTATAAGACACGCTATAAATGCTCTTATCTACTGCGTGTTGATTGCACCAACATTTTTTATTTCTTGGCATTATCCAATAGCAATGTTAGCACTCAGAAGGATTGTATTTGATACTGCTCTTAATTTGTTTAGGGGATTGCCATTTGACTATATCTCAGCCACAACCACAAGCATCATTGATAGAATAAGTTATGACTTTCAAAAGGAGTGGGGATATTTTTGTTACTATATGATTTTTGTTATTATTATAATACTTTGCGTTTAATTTAATTATACTGCATTTATTTTTGTATATTTGTCCAGATTTTGGTTATAAAAGTGGTACATCCTCAACTATTCTTGGTTGGGGATTTTTTATTATATATAACTTATTGATTTTCATTATTTTAAAATAATTATTAAAAATAAATAATAAAATTAATAATATTAAGATTATATACTTATCTTTACTATGTTATTACTTTTATAATTAAAAAACCACTTATTTATGCTTTTAACCAATGTTAAGAAAGATGTTTACCAGATCAAAGATGGAGATTTTGAAGTCTTCAAATCAGAACAAGAACTGATTAAAATCATTAAAGACAATGATATTGCAGATGTCATTAAATCACCTTTAGGCTATGTAGTAGGAACAGATGCAGGTACTTTGCTTCCTAATCAGTATCTAAGACTTATGTCAGATTCAGCAAAACAATTACTTCTTATCACTTTAAAAAATCAATAAAATGGAATTATCAATCATTCAGTCAGAATTAAAAGCACCAAAAGGTCAGTTTAACTCATTTGGAAAGTACAAGTACAGATCTTGTGAAGATATCGTAGAAGCAGTTAAACCTGTACTAAGGAAATACAACTTTGCTTTGATTATCACAGATGACATTGTGCTTATCGGAGAAAGGTATTATGTTAAAGCAACTGCAAAAATTAGCAATGGTACAATTACTTATAGTGCAACTGCTTTTGCCAGAGAAGAAGAAACCAGAAAAGGTATGGATGGTTCGCAGGTTACAGGCTCTGCATCATCTTATGCAAGAAAATACGCATTGAATGGATTGTTCGCCATAGATGATACAAAAGATGCTGATTCTTCTGAACCACAAAAAAAAGAAACATTACAAAAAGAAACATTACCAGTAGTAGATGAAGTTGGAGATGATAAAAGAATGTATCTAATCACTTTGTTGGAAAGTTCAACATATGAAGAAAGGCAAAAAGAAAGACTTGCTTTGAAAATTGAAAGTATTAAATCAGTTTATAATTATGATAATGCTTTGTTAAACCTTCAAGCAAATCAGATTCAAGATAAAGACAGAATTGCAATGGGTTTAAACTATAATGCAGGAGATATTCAAAAAACTTTAAAAAACTTAAAATAATGGAACTTTTAGAATTACAAACAAAATATAAAAAAATGGTTGCTTATCTTGAGCAGCCATTAAATAAGGAGTATGAATCTTTGCTTACCAGATTGGAACTACTTGGAATACTATTAGCAAGAGCAGGAGATTATATGACTGAGGCAAATTACAGAATAGATGAGGTCGTAGATATTGAATGTCAACTTAACATTGAGATGCTTGATAAATACTCTGCTTCTACCTTTAATATGATGATAAAGGCAAAGGCAAAGGATTGGACTAAGTTAAAGTTAGGGTTCGAAAGATGTTGCTCTGCTTCTGTTCACCAGATAGATGCTATCAGATCTATCTTATCATTTGAAAAGGCAAAAATGCAAATAATTTGAAAAATTTCCAAAAGATATCACCTACAGAAAGAGGACTTTTTATTGCAAAATTGTATCATAACATCTGGTATGATACAGATAGATTTACTATATTGTCCAAGATATTAGAAGAATGGGAGAATAATCCTATTAAAGAAGCAAAGTATTTACAAGAAATTCATTTAGAAATTAAAGAATCAGATATAAAATTTTAAACAATGGAAAAGAACAATTTCGCACAGGGAATCTTCATTACAGAAAAGAAAAGCAAAGGAGGAAAAACATATCTTGCTATCTCAGTAAAAGAAGGAGAAACCTATAAAAAGTATGTAGCATTTAAAGGTACTAAGGAGGATAAGTACGGGGGTACAATGTATGTAGTTTACAATGCAGAAAAGAAAGAAGAATCACCATTTTAGTTTATATTTACAACCACTTTTAAACCACTTTTATGAATCACGAAGAATTAAAATCAATTATTAGAAGTCATTATGCAGTAATCAAGAAGTTAGAATCTTATGTTTCTAATTTACCCAAGAAGTTTAGAACCTTATCTTGTCCATCAGACATTATCCTAACAGAAGTAGAAAGGGAATTTAATGTTGATGTTACTAAAAACACAAGGAAGAAGAATGTAATGTATGCAAAACATTGTGCAGTTTATTTGCTCAGAAAACATACATCTTCTACATGGCAGGAAATATCTTTTATGTTAGGAAATGCAGACCATTCTACAAGTATTCATTCTTACAAGGCAGCGTCTAATCTTATTTTTTCAGATGATATGTACAGGCTATCAGTAGAAAGTATACAAGATAGATTAACTGACATTATAAATGATAAGATATGAAAGATCCTGCTATTTTATTTTACACTTCGGATTTTTTAACAGGTACTATCTATCTAAACTTTGAGGAAAGGGGAAAATTCATTTATTTGCTTTGCACTATGCATCAACATGGTAGGTTATCTGAAGAAACCATTAGGTTATTGGTAGGTTCTGTTTCGGTTAACCTAAGTAAAAAGTTTAAGGTAGATAATGATGGTAATTGGTATAATGAACGATTGGAGTTAGAAGCAGAGAAAAGGGCAAATTTTACACTTTCACGAAGGAATAATGGTAAACAAGGTGGAAGACCTAAGAATAAAGAACCTACAGATAACCTAATGGTTAACCATATGGATAACCTAATGCCTAACCATATGGGTAACCATATGGGAAATGCAAATGAAGATGTAAATGATAATAAAGATGTTAATGTATTAAAGAATAAACGCAAATTAAAAAAACCAAGTCTTCAAGAATTTACTGATTATTTCGTTTCTAAAGGAAGTACAGAGCAACAGGGCAAACATTGGTTTGAATATTACGATATTGCAGATTGGCACGATATAAATGGAAAACCTGTTGTAAATTGGAAGCAGAAAGTATTACCAAAAATTGAATCATTTTTAAAAACCAAAACCAATGACAGAAAAACAAATGGTGAAATCCATATCCAACGACATAACGAGCAACTTGAATGGGCAAAGCAATGGGATGTCGAACTTGGATTTGATGTTCCACAAAGCAAGACAAACTAATAAGATAAAGGATACTTCTATTACTCAGATTATTGAAGTACTTAACAAAGGTTACATAAAGTTAGGAATTAAGGGAGATAAAGCACCAGATAACATAGAAACTCAACTTATAGTAAATGAGTTAAGAACTTACTACATAGGTCTAAAGATTGATGAATTAGATTTAGCCTTTAGTTTAGCATCAAGGGATTTATTAGATATATCTTCTGAAACCTATCAAAACTTTTCAGTCTTATACCTAAACAGAATGATATCTTCCTATTCAAGATGGGCAAGAACAAAAATAAAAGAAATGCCAGAAGAGAAACCAAAGCAAATAGAGTTTAAGGTAGATGAAGATGAGATGGTGCAATTATCTTTTGAATCCTATAAAAAGACTAAAGATTGGATGAGCATCTTTAATTGCCTAAGAACCTTTGATATTTTATATGCCAGACAACTAAAAGGAGGCGAAATAAGCATCTTTGATTCTTCAGACATACAAAGTGTAGTCAACATAACTAAGAACGCAATTAAGGATAGGATAACGAAGGTAGAACCAGAAGAAAAGAAAGAACTCATTAGAAACTTAAAGGACAATGAATATATGGAGAATGCTTGTCGAAGAATGGCAGTAGCATTATATTTTACCAAACTAATGAAGAATGAAAACAATAAATAGTCTTTCTGGAGGTAAAACTTCATCTTACATGGCAGTACATTATCCTGCTGATTACAACATATTTGCACTTGTAACTATTGAGGATAATAATTGTAGACCTAAAGATGAATCCATAATAAAATATGTTTCTGATAAAATTGGTAGATACTTTATAGCAACTGCTGAAGATGATTCTACTTTATATGCTATGAGAGATTTAGAACAATTAGTAGGAAAAGAAATTATATGGGTTGTTGGAGAATCATTTGATTACATTGTTAAGCATAAGGGGGGTATTTACCATCTGCTCTTCGAAGATTTTGTACTACTGAAATGAAAATTAGACCAATATTTGATTGGTGGTATAAAAACATAGGAGAAAAGGTAAAGATGGGAATTGGTTATCGTTATGATGAAATGGAAAGAGCAGAAAGATTAAGTACAAGTTTTAAAGGGATAGTAGGTAAAAGGAAAACTCAAAACAAATGGCAGGATTTAGAATGGCGAGAAGGTTGGTTTCCTCTTATAGATAACAAAATAATGCATCCTATGATTATAAAATGGGCAAATCAAAGTGGTATAAATTTTCCTTCAGATTCTAATTGTATTGGATGTTTCCATAAACCTTTACAACAACTTAGAAAAAATTGGGATGATAACCCAAATAAAATGGAATGGTTTTCAGATAAAGAAAAAATAGGAAAAGGTACTTGGAGGCAAGAAGGAAGTTATGATGCTTTTTCAAAATTACCTTTGCAATTAGATTTTTATTTCGGAACTGGATCTGGATGTAATGCAGGATTTTGTACTGACTAATAAATATTTTTAACCAAAAATTTGAACAATGAACATAAGTATAAACTTATTAATACTAAGACAAAATAAAAATCTATATCAGAAAGATGTAGCAGAAGCATTAGGTATAAAGGTACAGACCTATCAAGCATATGAAAACCATAGGGCAACTCCTCCACTAAAGACAATAAAGAAGATTGTAGATTACTATGGCATAACAGATTTACATACCTTTTTATTTGATATAGTATGAGCATAAAGGATAAATATGTTGTTAGAAGCATAGATACTTATTTGACTAAAGAATGGCTTTTAAAGAAACATTATGCAAAAAGATTATGTTCTATATCTTATTGCTTTGGTTTGTTTGATGAATTAAATATATTAATTGGTATCTGTACTTTTGGTAGTCCTCCATCACGTGCTTTATGTATTGGAGTTTGTGGTGTAGAAAATGCTCATAAAGTAAATGAACTTAACAGGCTTTGTGTTAATGAAGGTTTAGAAAAAAATGTTTTATCGTATTTTGTATCATCGTGTTTAAGTTTATTGCCTAATGATTTAATTATAGTTAGTTATGCAGATACATCTCAAGGACATAATGGTTATATCTATCAAGCAACAAACTGGATCTATACAGGATTATCTGCAAAAAGAACTGAAAGATATGATGTAAACAATCCTAATAAGCATAGCAAATCAGTAACGGAAAGTAAGCAAAACAAGTATGAAGATTTAGCAGTTAGGGATAGACCACAAAAACATAGGTATATTTATTTTACAGGACATAAAAAACAAATCAAGTATTTTAAGTCTATTTTAAGGTACAAAACATATCCTTATCCAAAAGGTGATAATAAAAGATATGATTCATCTTATAATACAACAATACAAACAACATTATTTTAATGAGAAGTAGCGTAGTACAAGGAATTCAGCATCTTAAACAGGCTGAAGATTTTATGAATGATTTTATCCGACAAGCACCTAATACCAGAGGAGCAGTTATATTTAGTATGTATTCAAAAAAGATAAGATGGATACTAACTGACATTTTAACCTTCCCATATTTTACGGATGAAGTAAGAACAGGAATAAAGAAAGAAATAGAATCAGATGCTTTTGGAGTAGAAGCCATTCACGATAAAATCCCATTGTTATCACCAGATCAAAGGGCAATGTTAGAAGAATTAGTAGGAGATATGTTAGCAGGTAAAACTATTGAGATAAAAATAAAAACAAATGAAAATAACAGAAGCAGTAAAACTACTTAAACATTATCAAGGATGGAGATTAGGAGATGATATAGATATGATTGAACCTAAGAAAATAACTGAAGTGATTAACACTATTCTCGATTTATTTGAAGAAAAAAACAAAATGAAAGATTCAATAGTAGAAAAAGTAATTAAGAAATACGCACAAAGAAGTGAATTAGGGCAACAGAAATATGGATTAACTTTGGATAGAAAAGATTTAACCTTACTTGATTGGATAAATCACGCACAAGAGGAGGCAATGGACTTAAGTCTATATCTTGAAAAGTTAAAGCAAAAGTTATTTTTTGAAGGAATAAATGTAGATTGATGTATATAAACAAAACTTTAAAATGTGTATCTTGCAGAAGATTCTTTACCATTACTTATAAGAAAGATAAAGTAGGGTTTATTAAATGCGTAAAATGTTTGTATGAGTTTAACTGCATCGGAACTTACAAAGTGGGCAAAGGAACATTTGAAAATAATGGGATACAGGCTAAACCGAGTAAATAACATTCCTGTAAGAAGAAGAAAAGGAACAATAGAAAAAGGTTGGTCTGATTTGCAAGGTTATGATACAGAAGGAATCTATGTAGCAATAGAAGTAAAAACTATAAACGATAAGTTATCTCCAGAACAGATAGAAAGATTAAATGACATTAGAAAATGTAAAGGTATTGCGATGATTTGTTCTGAAGAAGATAATAAACCAACATTAAAAATGTGGACAGAAACGAAATCTTAGTTCAATTTTGGGAACTTGCTGAAGTAAACAATGCTATCAGTAAGATGAAACCTATAGAACTACAAGAAGATTTGAAAAGCGAAGTATTTCTTATATTATGTGAATTACCAGAAGAAAAGTTGATTGCCTTATATGATAGAAAAGAACTAAAATTTTATATGGTAAGGATTATGTTAAACTTGGTTCAAAACAAAAACAATCAATTTTACAAGAAGTATAGAAACTTTACAGAGTTAAATAGTAAAGAAGAAACAAAGATTGAAGAAAATGCTCCAGATCTAACTAAGATAGTAAATAAGTATTTCGAGAATCTATACTGGTATCAAAAAGAGATTTTAAGATTATACACATATGAATTTGACAAGAACGCTAAAAAGTTATCAGCAAGTACAGGGATACCTTATATGTCAATTATAAGAACTTTGAACAAAACTAAACAAGAACTAAAAAGCAAAATCAATGGAGATATTAGCAGCAATATTATTTAGTTACTTCTTCACATCATTTCATCAACTACACATAAAACTAAGATTAGACTTCAGACCTTTAAATTGTTCATCTTGTTTGGCAAGTTGGGTAGCATTAGGTTTATTCTTTCTTCCAGATATTTACACTAATTGTATGATTACAATGTTTGGGGCAGGAGTATTAGCACCATTATTAACAAAGTTGTACGATAAAATTTATTTTCAATGGATAAGGTAGATAAAGAATTTTTGGAGTTACATATTAGTAACTACCATTCATTAATAAATGGAGGTTATGTCAGAAACTTAGAACAAGAAATATTAAAAGGATATGAGGCAATCTATAGAAAATATCTAAACAATACCTATGTAATGTGTATGTATTGCAAAGAAGATGTTTTAGGAACTATAAATAGACTATACCAATTTTACCAAAATAACCAATAATGAGAATACTTGCCTTAACATCTAAAAACTCTGGAGTAGGTTATCATCGTATAATGATGCCTATTGTTCATATGGAAAAAGATTATGCTTTAATTACAGATACTATCTCGGAAGAAGTTCTGGAGAAAGGTTATGACATATTATTTATCAATAGGTTTTTATCCAATATAACACTAAATCAAATTTTAGAATGGAGAACTAAATATAAATTTAAGTTAGTAGTAGATAATGATGACTATTGGCATTTAGAACCATCGCATCAACTATATGAAAGATACAAGGTTAATAACATTCCAGAGTATATAATCAACTATCTGATAGAAGCAGACCTTTGTACCTGCACTCATTCAAGATTGGCAGATGAAATCTATCAGTATAATAAAAATGTAGTAATACTACCCAATGCTTTGCCTTATGGTTATGAGCAGTTCAATGATGAGAAGATAGATAGCAAGTTAGTTAGATTGTTTTGGTCTGGATCTGGAACACATAAACTTGATATAGCAATACTAAAGAATCCTTTGAAGAGATGCTCTAATCTTCCTATCAGAAGTGTTATAGCAGGTTATAATGACCAAGAAAAACCAATATGGGATACAATGATTAGCACATTTACTTTAGGTCTTAAATTGAATCCTATTCTTTATAAGTATTCAGATGTAATCAATTATATGAATGCTTACAAAGATTCAGATATTGGATTAGTGCCATTAGTAGATAATAAGTTTAACTCAATGAAAAGCAATTTGAAGGTATTAGAGATTGCATCAAAAAAGAATCCTGCAATAGTTAGTTGTGTAAATCCTTATTTAGACATGCCTGTTAACTATGTAAAAAAGCAAAGTGATTGGTATAAGCATATTAAAGATTTGACATTAGATAAATCAATGAGAGAAGAATCTGGAAACAATCTTTTTGAGCATTGTAGCAAAGTGTTTAACTTTAACGATATAAATAACCTAAGAGCAGAAACTTTTAAAAAGATTATATGAAAGATAACATTACTTTAGAAAAGATTAAACTACTTCATCCTAAGTTGGTTAAAGAAGCAAGTGATATATATAATGACATATCTATACAATTAAAAGATAAATCAGTTTGCAGATTTACATCTACTTTAAGAACCTTTGAGGAACAAGATGAAATTTACGCACAAGGAAGAACTAAGGCAGGAAGCATAGTTTCTCATAGTAAAGGAGGTTTGTCTTACCATAATTACGGATTGGCAATAGATATAGTATTGCTTATAGATGGCAAAGCAACTTGGGATACTAAAACTGATTTTGATAAAGATGGTATTTCTGATTGGATGGAAGTGGTTGCAATTTTTAAAAGTTACGGATGGGAATGGGGAGGAAATTGGAAATTCAAAGATGCTCCTCATTTTCAAAAAACATTTGGCTATTCAGTTAGGCAACTTTTGGAACTCTACAGGAATAAAAAATACTACACTAATAAGTATGTAATTATATGAAGAAACATACCTTAATCTATTTAAGGCATTTTCACTACTCATTAGATGAATTTATGCCTTGTGAAGTATGTGGAAATAGAGCAGTTGATGTACATCATATAGAAGCAAGGGGAATGGGAGGAACATCTGCGAAGGATGAAATAGATAACTTGATGGGATTGTGCAGGGAATGTCATATTCACTTTGGAGATAAAAAGCAATACTTAGACTATTTAAAAGAAACACATAAAAAGTTCTTAAATGATTACAGACAAGGAATTTCTGGAAACAGAATTGAAAATGGGGATATCTTTTGATAATGCTTTATTCGTTTCATTAGCAAAGCATACTGCACAACAATTTAAAGACTTACCAATTAAATCAGTTTTAGACTATGGTGCTGGTACTGGAGTTTACTCAGATGCTTTTTACCAAGAAGGTTATGATGTAAGAGTATTTGAAATATGGAATGCTCACAAAAAGTACATAAAAGAAAAAGCACCACATCTAAAGTTTTGTAACAAACCATTCTCAACAGACCTAATGGCATTTATTGAGGTTGCAGAGCATATGACAGATCAGCAATTATTCGAATTATTCGAAAAGATTAAACCTACTTATATCTTGTTTAGTTCTACAAGTGTAAGTAATCCAGAATTTGATTTACAATGGGGTCACATAAATTTAAAGCAACAAGCAGAATGGGATATCTTTTTTGATAAGTTAGGTTACAACATTTTAAGGCAAGTATCATATCCAACAAATTATTCTAAAATCTATGTTAGTAAAAGTATCTGAAATAATAAGCAATCCGAATAATCCAAGAATTATAAAGGATGAGAAGTTTAAGCAGTTAGTAAAATCAATCCAAGACTTCCCAGAGATGCTTAAATTACGACCTATTGTAGTAAATGACAATATGGTAGTGTTAGGTGGAAACATGAGATTAAAGGCATGTAAAGAAGCAGGAATAAAAGAAGTATATATCATTAAGGCTAATGAATTATCAGAGGAACAACAGAGAGAGTTCATAGTTAAAGATAATGTAGGTTATGGTGAGTGGGATTGGGCAGAACTTGCAAATAATTGGAATACTGATAAATTAGAAGAATGGGGATTAGATCTACCTAATTTTATGGAATTACCAAGTGAAGATGAATTGACAGAAGAAAATAAAAACAAGCCTCCGACCATGAAAATAACTTTTGAAGCAATTGAAGATTTGCAAGAAGCAGAAATAGACATAAGAGAATTAATAGATAGGAAATATCCTAAAGCATATTTTTCAGTATCAGCAGGTGAAATATGAGATTAGAAAAAGCATCATATAAAGCAATACTTTATTCTTGTATGAATTATCATTATTCTAAAAGAGTACCTGCAGGATTGAATGTAGCGTATTCTGTTTTTAATGATAGTAATGAATTTTGTGGTGTTATTGTTTATGGATATCCTGCATCTCCAAATATTGTTCCAGAATTTAATTTATCAAATGGTAAAGTATTAGAATTAAGAA